CCTTTTCACTGTACGCCATGGTGTCTCCTGTTATTAGTTATTGAATGTTTGTGTAAACATTCGTCCACGATAGCTAAATGTAACTATCTCACCTTGCTGAATCTGCACAGGAATTTGTCGGCATACTTGTCTTTGTTCTATTCTAGCTGATTCCCGGCCAACTTCGTTGCCAATAGCACCGCCTATCAATGCTCCAATCACAGTGCCTGCTACATGATCATTTCGATTGCTACCCAGGGTACTACCCAACAACCCGCCAGCTACAGCACCAATGGTGCCGGATCCTGTGTTGCTTTCACGATGGAATTCTTGTACGTGACATTGTTGTTGATGTACCGTGACAAATCTTGGTTGTACATTCACCACATAGATATCTTGTGCTGTCACTGATACTGCAGGGATCAATAACGACAATGCCAAAAGTATTTTTTTCATAATGAACTCCAAAGTTATAGTAACGTTATAACCACATATTTAGTGTACTACATTTATCAATAAATGTCAAGTGATTTTGTTAGGAGTTTTTTCGAATAGCCACTATCTTACGATAGTCAGGCATTACCGGACAAAATTTACATTGTGCTATAGGATTGTCTAAGTTATCAATAAATTCAGTACCTCGTTGATCAAATTCGTCAATTGACAACGGTTGGTAAGAATTTAATAGTTCACGGTCTTGATCACCGATGTCGAGTTTGTGCTGTAGATCAAATTCTGGAAACAACGCCACCGGGCCACATTTGTAAAGTTTGCCCCGTATAAAGTGATAATTTTTGTTTTTAGCAAACCCACAATTGGCATGAGCATCTTCAGGAATACTATTGTGTAATCCAAACCCGCCAGGAATAACTCTTACTGCGGCATCAGTGAAGCTATCCTGTACCCAGACAGGAACACTTACATCGTTGCTGTCAGTCCACACCATGTCAGCATCAAATTTATTATTATCACGACCTTTTATTACACGTATGTCACCACGCAAAAATTTACGTATTTCGCTGTCTAGCTCACTTAGGTCAAATGCATTATGCCAGCTTACTCCGATCCAATTTCGCATACAATTTGAATCAATGTAATGCTGTCGGGTCTCGGGAAATGCACTTTGTTCTCCTAGAAACAACTCATAAAAATCACGTATGTGATTGAGTCGTGTTCCGTTGGTGAGTATTTGTACTGCACGTGGCCACAGCGCATTGATGCCCTTGACCCAATCAACAAGACTGGGATTAAGACAAGGCTCGCCGCCAAGGATTACTATTTGATTTATATCAACCTGTTGTGACCACTGTTTGTAAACATCAGCATAGTCACGCCATAGTTGATGGCCAGAGAACTTATGATTGTTGAAACGATTGCATCTCTCGCAATTGAGGTTGCAAACGTTTGTTATATAGAATTCAATTTTGTTGAGTAGTGGTCGGTTTGTCAACGTTCATACGCCTGCGGCACGTTTGGCCATAGTACCAACTGTTTTTTCTGCTTGCTGAACTGTCATGGTAGAGTTCTCAACATTCTCTCCACCAAAAAATACATCGTTGGTATCAATATTTGTTATAACTTGATTCAACGGAGGTTGTGTGGCCAAATCTCGTAACTGTCGTTCGTCAATTGCTATTCCCATGTTCTGTGCCATTTTTAAAAAAGCATTAATGGAAATTTTAGTTGGTGCTGATGTATCCTCGGCACGCCCGGTTAAGAAGCTGGTCAAGGCGATTAACCGCCCTGAATCAGAAGTGACTCCAGCTACTTCGTTAATGCGCATTTTTTATCTACGTTCGCGGCCAAGGTCTTCAGCACCGTCGTCATCTGCGTCAATGTCTAAATCAACATCAACATCATCAGTGTCGGCACCAACGTCAGCTAATGGATCTGTAGCAGCCAATGGGTCAACAGGTGTTGCACCCGGTAATCCATCTTGTCCAGGTACTACTGGTGCTTGACCAGTTAACACACCTTGTGCCGTTTCAAGTTCAGTTTTGCCAGTCTGACAAGATTGCAATAATGTTGTCAATGCTTGACTAGCAGATGCTTGGAATTGGGTTGCTTGGTCGGTGCCCATGTCATTCTTGATACTGTTGACCAATGCTGGAAGATCTTTAAATTGCATTTCGCTGATGTCTTCCATCATTTTTTGCACACGGTCAACCATGTCTTGCGCGGCAAGCACAACTTGAGCTTGTTGTAGTTCGCTTTCCTTGACCATGCGTTTCATGCCAGTCTTTGCGCCTTCTTTTTTCATCAGGGCAATAGCTGTCATTGTTTTTTGTTCTTCAGGATTGAGCGTTTGGCCGCTACTGGCCTTCTGAATGGTTTGCTTGGTCTTGGCGTCATTGACATCGATGGCCAGGGGAGCAGTACCCACTTCACTGAGATGACTGCTCAATGCTTGTTCGGCCATTATCAATCGAAGATATCGAGGGTCCGATTCACTGTTGTGAAGTGAAGGCGTATTGCGATATATTGTCAAGAATGACTGAATGTTTTCAAGCAACCCTTTGGCTTTTTTGTCTCCAAGGGCATTGAAGTCAATTTTAGCTCCAGTGTAGCTTTCAAACGTCTTGGTAAGTCGTTCAGTTTGACGGTTGGTTCCTAGTTCGTGCAATTTCATTATTGAATCCTTTAATCTGCCAGTATTTAGCCAGGTTAACACATTTATTTAGCTGTTCGTTAACTTGATGTAATACCGATTGTTTGTGGTGAAGCTTTAATCGAACCAACTCTCGTTGTTCAAAATCAGTAAAACGGTCAACGTGATCAACTTGTGCGCTGACATCGTCTTGCATTCGCATTTTCTTTGTTTCTAAAAAAATGATGTCGTCGGCTAATTTAATTTGCCCGTATCTATCAGCAATACACCAACTCAATGCTGTTCGTTGTGTGGTGAATTTTTTAGTTTCTAAAAAATGCATGTGCTCTACTGTGACCTTGTTTTTTCCAGGTATGATATGATATCGATTAAAAACTTTGTATCCAACAGCATCGGGTAAAATACTGGCGTCAAGCACACGCTCAAACTCGGGCATTAATACCTGTTCTAGCTTGGAAAGTAGTTTTTGTTTGTTCATTTAATCACGTAGTTTGCTAAAAGATATCCAACCGTGGTTACTAAAAAAGCAATGATACCTATGCCCCAATGGATAATTCTATCATTGTTTTTTTCTGATAACTTAGATACCATTTCATGCGTTTTGACTATGGTTTCTTTTACAGTGGCCACTGCAGATTTTACATCAGTCAACTGATGTTCTAAAAATCTATAGCGTTCTGCACACAACTCCACGTGTGCTTCAAGACTTTTCTTTTCTACATCTGACGGTTCTATCAACATACTTTTCCTTGTTATTATATTTAGTTAAACAACACTAAACCAAATGTTGCTTTGTTCACCGTCTAACACAAGATAAGGCAACAAATCTTGTGGTTCATCAAGACGAACTATCATGGGCACGCCAGCGGCATCTGCTTTAAGTAATCCCAGTACATCGTTGTGTGTTTCCAATGCTGAAGAATCTGGTATTTCAAATTCAAATGTCCAAACCCCGCCAATTTCCACAGGATTTGTTATATTCTCAGGCAATGTGCGCAATGCCATGATCTGATTCAATGTTTCCCAGTTTCTTTGCTGGTTACGTGCCTTGTTCCATGCATCTGCCCCGCCTATTTCTTGCCCGTCGCGATCACGCAAAGGTTGGCCAGATGGCTTGTAGTTGTTTCGAACCCCAGTGACAGTTACATCGAAATAAGTTTTACATTCTATACGTATTGGCATGACAAAGTATTTAACAACAAAAGAAAAGCCCTGGTATAAAACCAGGGCTGTTTCATTGTGCGTTTATTGCTATTAAGCCAATTGGAATCCAGGCTGTGTAACAACAGTACCGCTGACGTTAACACCAGTTGTTACGCCGGCGCTGCTGGTAATTTGAACGTTGCCCATGCCTTGGATTGCTGTTTGCAATGTAGAGGCAGTGTATGCACCAGATGGATAGATTGCATAAGAAATCTGTCCAGTACCAGAACCTTCCACTTGATAGATAGCAATTGTGGTGCTAGTTTGAACAGTTTGGTTAATTTGTTGCACAACACCAGGATTGAATGTTGTACCACTGTAACCACCAAGTTCATCACGTAGATCAACTGCGGTTGCGCTGCCGTCTTTGACTAGAACTTTGAAAAAGTCTAGTTTAGGACCTTGCATCTGTACAAGAGCATCGGTAGCACCGATATTACCGGTCTGAGGACCATTTTGGATGTCCAACGCAAATACTGGTTGTGCATCACCATTGAAACGATTAAATGTTGACATAATTTTCTCCTAATTTATGTGGACCCCTAGGTCCTACTTTTATTTAGCCATTTGGTAAAAATTATGTCGTTTGAGGATTATTTCTAGCACGATTTTGTGCGGCAAAAGCGTCTGAATCAAATCGGCCCACTGCTTTGCTGTAGCCAGCAGGAGTGGCCATAACCCAGCCTTCTTGCCCAGGATGCTGTGCATCTAGCTGACCACGGATTCCTTCTTTGAGATCATGCAACAATAAAAACGCCTGGAATGCGGCTTGCATACCAGCCTGGCGCTGTGGATCGTTTACGTAGTTTGCAATATTGTTGTACTTGCTAGGGGTCACTTTGCCTTGCAACCATTTGCCAAACTCGGGTAACAATGTTTGCGGGTTCAGACGTTGACCAACTTTGGTGTTGACATAATCTACACAAAGTCTAGCTAGATCAGCAATCTTGGCATCACGCATGGCAGCAGGGTCAAATAATTTGTTGATATTAGCACCTTGTGTGGCTACAATATTTTGTAACTGCTTGACTTTGCCAGCATCAGGAGTAATAGAACTTGGAACTGATGCCGCAGGGTCAGCTAACAGCAATCCTGGCACTGTGTTAAAATCAACACCACGTAAAGGTTCTCGTGGTGCGTTTTGATCTGCGTACATGGTGTGCATGGCCACACCTACTCGGCTTGCACCAATGCGCTTGCCTAGTTCGCTGTTGACCGGAATGCGGTAAGTCACTGTGTTTGGGGTAAACACGTAGCGTCCATCTTGCACAGGAGGTGTGTTCATGTACAACAAATCGCCCTTGACATAGCCACGAAAATCCTGGGGCAATGCAGCCTTCAGCATGGGCCACAAACGTGTATAGATTGGAGCCAGTTCTTTGACACGGTTGCCAGTATTGCCTTTGGCCACAGCGTTGGCATCACGTTGCGTCATGTTTTTAGTAATTGCGTCAGGACTGGTGAACAATCCGTCATATCCTTTGGCGTCAAACCCTGAGCCATCAGTGAGCACAAACTCACCTGTTGAGGGCTTGCGTCCAAATATAATAGCAGGCTTTCCATCCCACTTTACAGTGGTAGTTTCACCAGGTGCCGAGGCAGCGTGTTTTACAATGTCCAAGGCTTGTTGAATACCTGCTGTGCCATTGCGGAAAACTAAATCTTCCAGATGCTCAATACCCTTGGCTTTGCCGCCTATGCCAGCGTCTTCAGCTTCCACTAGTGGTTGCATGCCTTGGTTAACAATGCGGTCACGTAAACGTGCCATAAAGCTAGCTTCACTTTCTTTGATAGCAATATCAGGTTGGGGCAATCCTTCACGAGTTAGATATTCTCTAAAATCTGCTAGCTTGGCATCTTTGTTAGGATCATTCGCCAAGGCAGCATAAATGCTTTCAACATTTTTTAAATTTTCTCTGGTGGCGTTTGGTCCCAATAACACCTGTGCAACATAGTCAGGATCTTGTCCACCTTTTACTAGTTCATTTGTTGTGCGACTGAACATACCATTGAGGCCAACTTTGAGCCCCAGGCTTTTGGCAATGCTACTCATCAGTACATTTCGGTTCATGCCTTTGTAGTCAGAATCTTCTGCGCCACCATAAAAGAATGTACCCCAATCAACTTGTGGCAAAAACATAAAATCTGTTTGTACAAATCCTTTTTTGGGATCGCCAGCAATAGGGGTTTTAAAGTGTACTTCGCCTTTTTTAACAACCCACTCACGTGGGTCAAGTTGTTGACTTTGAGCCCATTGTGTTAGTTTTGCCGCAATTTGTTCTTTTGTTGCTGTGCCCGCATCCACGGCCAAGTCCAAGTCGCCACTGGTGGGTTTACGGCCAGTAGATCCCAACCAACGATCTTTGGGGAATTTCATACCTAGTACTTTTTCCACAAATGCAATTGTTGCAGGAACGTCGGCTTGATTTATTCGTTGTGTTCCCGGGCCGCCATCGGGATTTTTAAAAACATTGCCGCCTTCAGTTATCATTGGTTCTTCTCACTGTGCGTGTAAATTTGCCTGGATCACGATCACGCATTGCATTTAGTAATTTACGCACAAGATTATCAGCTTGTTCCGGTGTAAATTCACGTTCAATTTGTTCAATTAGTCGGATAGCAGAACCAATAAGATTGGAAGCACGACTTTCAATTACATAACGACGATCTTGATCCTGATAATGCTTATCATGGATCAAGGTTAATTCTTCAAGGACACTACGGGTTTTCTTTTGCATGAAGTATTTATTTCCAAGCCAAAATACTTAAACGTAAATATTCACATGAAGATAAACACACACAACGACTGGGATCCACTAGAAGAAATCATAGTAGGGCATGCACACAATGCTAGAATTTCAATGGATCGCAGTACACACAGTTTTAATTATGCCCATAAAAAATGGTCAGATGTTGAACATTTGCATGGGCATTACCCCAAACAAGTTATAGATGAAGCCAATGAAGACGCTGACAATTTAGCCGATGTATTGACCAAGTTAGGTGTCAAGGTACACAGACCCAGTATTGTGGATTGGGATCAACAATTTGCCACAATGGACTGGAAATCACAAGGGTGGAATACCTGGAGCCCTAGAGATATCATCTTGCCCTTGGGGGATATGTTAATCGAAACACCTGGACCAGTTAGAGCAAGATACTATGAAATACTAGCTTATCAAGACATACTTTATCAAGCCTTTGCCGATGGTGCATTGTGGATGTCGACTCCCAAACCAAGGCTGTTGGATAACAGTTATGACATTGAAAGTGACACACGTGGTAGACCAACATTGTTAGACAAAGAAATTGTGTTCGACGCACCCAATGTTGTACGAGTAGGTCGAGATATATTGTATCAAATTTCAAACTCGGGAAATCTCAAAGGATTTCAATGGTTAAAGCGGTTGTTAGAACCGCAGGGTTACAGATTGCATTACAGTGAACTTTATAGCTATGCTCACTTTGACAGCACAATCTTGCCATTGCGGCCTGGATTGGTGTTGTTAAACTCTAGCCGTGTTAATGACAGTAACTGTCCTGAAATTTTCAAGAAGTGGGACAAAATCTATTTTGATGACTGTGTGCCACAACCATCAAATGTGCCCGGTACAGTTGCGGCAGCCAGTCCTTATATAGGTATGAATTTGTTAAGCGTAGATCCCAATACTGTTATTGTAGAAAAAACACAACTGCCATTGATTCGTGTGCTAGAGTCACATGGTATCGACTGTAT